CTCCCGGGGCTGATGGGCGGAATTGCCCGTGGCTTGATTGCTCATCGCTATCTCCTTGTGAGCGTTCGTCTTATCCGATCAATAAGTAGATATCTACCCCGGATATCTCGGGGAGTCAAATATATAATTCCCTTTTGTTATGCAGTTCCTCGATTGCGGGCGCGTCCATAGTATTTTCCTCAGTGGCCAACTGACTGCTGTTTGCGTGCTTCGTTGTAGGCGCGCAGCAGATCAGCAAACGCGCTGCCCGGCGTCACACTCGCCTCGATATCAACTTGATAATTTTTAGGCAGCAGGCTCGCGACCATGCGCACGAACGCCGGCGGGTCCTCGCGCATCGCGGCGTATATCGCGCGCTTCAGGTTGCTGGTGCGCCCATCCACATTCATCGTTTCTTCGCCGCACGCGTCCAGCATTTCGCGAAGGAATAGCTCGCTCAGATGCGAGCGCGCAGACTTCGGCCGCCCCTTCGGGTTGCCGCTTTGGCCCTTCTGGAACGGCTTTAGAAACGCGAGCTGCCGCGAGCGCGGCGACTCTGTATTATCAGAGTTGGTTCTTGACACGTTCGCACCCCATGATTCTCACATGCCTTTCAGGCTGTTACCGCCATTTCGCGCAGCCGCCGGCGTACTGCCGCCCGCAGATTGAGCATCGGCCGCTTGTCGGCGTCTGCCGCACCTGCAGCGGCTTACGTGCCCTCAGCATTGCCATGTGCGCCCCTCTCGATCAGATTGACGTCAGCTGTCCACCTGGTAGCCGTTCTCCGCCTTGCGCTCGGGATCATCCCCGGCTCGGCGCCGTTTCAGCGGCACGCGCTTGGTCGGCTTCCTTGCCATTGGCTGCGCCGCCGCCTCCATTTCCACCTCATCAATCATCCCGAGCGCGTGGAGATATACGGCCGTGATCGCATCCTCCTCGGCGCGCTCCTCGCGCGATTTCTTGCGCAGCGCGATCACCTTGCGCACGGTTTTGACGTCAAATCCCAGCGCCTGCGCCTCGGCCATCTTGTCTTTTTGATCGCTGGCGATCGCCTTGCGTTCCTCATCCAGGCGCTCCCATGCCTCGATTATGCGTGTCAGCTGCTCCTTGGCCGTTTCCGGCAAGTGATTATCGTAAGTGCTTTCCGCGGTCATTTATCCCTCCTTTCATATTCGCAAAATTGCCGACCCCGTACAGGCTAGTTATAGGGGCTACCCTCGCGACCATGCGGGTTTGGTCTTCCCTATCGGCGGATTGCTTGACCGGCCGACGCTGGAAGAGAAAGCCGCATTCATCGCAGAGCGTGTGCCGTTCCCGTGCCAGACGTGGCGCAGCGCCTGCCGACCAGCGTCAAGAACTACTTCGTATTCATGCTCGCCGCCGTAGCCGTCGCCGCCGATGCGCTCAATGAAAGCAACGCACCTCGCCAATGCTTGCTGCTGCTCACAGACGACGTTGTAGGCCATCCGGAGCGCCGCCTGCTTAATCTCCGCATCACTGGTGCGGCAGGCTTCAGATAGCGTTTGAAGCGTATCCATCAGGCACTCACTCCTTGGTCTTTGTCAGGATTTCCGTTCGGCACTCAGCGCAGACGACCATCGATGGTGGCGGTGACCCGCGCTTGGCTCTGGCGATCTGCTTTCCGCATTTCAAACACTTGCGCTTGGTGCGTGTCATACCGATGCTCCTTCATTGTGGTTGCCCCCACCCCATCTCAAGCGCTCCCGCGCAAAGCGCGACAACATCGATGAAGCAGGGGCAATCTCTCCTAGTTATCGGATTTGCGAGGGATGCCACGGTGCTTGCGAAGCTCCGTCAGCAGCCCAATCAGAAAGTCTATGTCTAGCGTGAAAGCACCGGCCCCTTGTGCCTTCGCCGCCCGGACGATGCCGTCAGCGTTCGTCAATTCTGCGTCGGTCATCGATGCCTCCTCGTTATCGGGCTTGCAAGGTCAGTTGTTGAGCTTCAGCCCGAACATCTCGCGCATCTCAGGAGAGAGATCCTTGGCAACCGATTGTCCAGATGCACTCCGTGCCCACTCCTCGCTCTCTTCAAACGAGGCATCGAACTCGCCTGTCTCCAGGCGCGCGGCGATGGTGGGCAAGCCCCATTGCAAGCAGAGACGCCGGCACTCTGTGATGGGGCAGGCGTGCGCGTCGCTGTAGTCGGCGAACTCACCCTTGGCTGCGCGATCGGCAAGCCGGTGATGGCGAGACTCGGTGGCCACTTCGCGGATAGCTGCGGCGAGACGTTCGGCTGTCGCTTTCGTGGCTGGTCCCATCAGCGTTCTCCCGGCGCCAAGCGTTCGGTCATGTGCTTGATCTGATCTTCAGTCATGTTGTCTCCTATTGTTCGTCATGTCGCTACCTCCGATGCAAGCGTGTGATGCGCCGGGCGCGTCGCTGCGCCTTGCGCTTGGCCGTTCGCTTTGGCCGCGCAAGATCGTTCCACATGCGCGAGTTGATCACAAACGGAATGCGCGGCGACGTGGCCACGTCCACCGCCTCCACCCATGCGTCCGGCGGTATGTCGCCGGCATCGTCCAGCACCACCATGTGCGCGGCCTGGTCAAACGCCTGGCGCAGCCGCACCGTGCGCGGCACCAGCACAAGCGCGTCAATAGCCGCCGCGGCTTCCGTGGGTGTCATGTCGCCACCCGTCCCTCTAGCACCAGGCGCGCCGTGCTATGGCGCTCAATCGCTTGGTTCACGGCCGTTTCCAGCTGCTCCAGCAGCTGCTGCTGATGGTCCGGCGTCGCGTTGGCGATATGCTCGGCCACCGTGTACATGAGCGCGTGCGCCGCTTCCTGGCCCCACAGCCCGCCTTTGCATAGCCGCAGGATGCCCTGCACCTGGTGCCGCACCCGCTGCCGCTGCGATCGCAGCCCGCCGCCTCCACCGCTCATGCAATCGCCCTCCACGATGCGCCCCGCACACCCGGCAGCGTTTGCCGTGCCAGCTGTGCCCGAATATCCAGCATTGCGCCATCAGGCGGCGCGCAGCATGTCGCCCCATCCTTCCAACCGGCCCCAAGCCCGTTCAAGGCTCGCGCGGCTCATGCCGCCCTTGAGGTCCAGCACCTTCACCTGGCCGCCGACACTCACCACCAGCCGGTTTTGCAGCCATTGCCAGCTGCCCGGCTGAAACCCCGCGAGCCGCAACGCGGCCTCGGTTTGCTCCAGAACAAATGCCTTCTTCATCCTTCACCCCCTGGCCGGCAGCTCGCCGGCGCGCCTCATCCTCACTTTCCAACGCGCAGCAACTCAGTTCGCAGGCGGCGAATTCAGCGTAGCCGAACCCACACACCCGGCAATAAAACGGTCGCCCGTCCCATGCATTCCGCTCGCTTACTCCGTGCATTCCAGCACGCTAATCGACCACCCCGGCCCGAACTCGATCGTCGCGTTGCCCTCGAAAATCGGGCTGTCCGTGGTTGCAACGCGTGCATCGCTGTTGCCCCGGTTGATTTCCAGGTGAATGCGCTTGCCGTTCTGCACCTGCACCAGGGCGCAGGTGATGCTATTCCCATCCATGACACCGGACGATGCGGCCACGGCGCCTGCGCTGATCGTGGCGTTAGCCACGTATGGGTTTTTGAACGTCTGCGCATTGGCCGTGTTGAGCGCCAGCCCCGAGACGGGCGCGAGCGTGTGAATACCCGGATAGGCGAAAATGCGAACAGTCGCGGTCATTTCCCTTTGCCTTTCTTGCTCGGCGCCTTAAGCGCGTCAGCCAACAGCCCCGAAAGCTTGTCATCCGTGAGCACTTCGCCGGCGGCGATCGTGCCCAACTCGATCGTCTCGGGCAGCGGCTCGGGAACCGTGCCCGTTAGGACGAATTCTGTGCGGGCAAGTTCCATTTCCGCTCGTGCCGCTGCCTCATCCGAGCCCATCAGCGCATCGCAAGCGCGGATGCTGTCGACGATGTTGGCCACCGTCCGCGACGCCGGCGGCGCCATGTCTCGGATGGCGTGCGCCAGCGTTTCCATGCACTGCGCGCGATAAGCGTCGATTTGCGCCCGCGTCAGGAAGCTGCAACGGATTTTCTCAGACATGGGCACCCCGTGGCGTTGCCCGGCGCGCCTTCAGCACCGCCAGGCTGATCAATTCTTCTAGGTCGATTTGGTGGCCTGGCCGCAGCGATGCCGGGCCGCCAGCCATCGGGATCGCCCCGAGCCGGCGCAGCACCTGGCGCGTCGACGTGCCAGCTTTAAGTGCGATGCGCAGCGAACGGCGCTCCACCTCCAGGTCGCCCGGCAGACGCACGACCAGGTTGCACCCGTTTTTCCAATGCCAATCCGCCGGCTCATAGCCGGCCTCGGCCAGGTAGGCGTGCGCCAAACGCCGGATATCTGCTTTCTTGTGCCTCATTCCGCTTCCCCTAATACGATAAAGGCCACCGCGGGCCGGGCTCCCGCGATGGCCGTTTGTGTCTTTAGAGCTGCCGGGACAAACAGCGCTGCGACAAGGTTTAATCCGGCGACTACACTGCGCCGTGTCAATTCGTGGGGATTTTAAGCGGCTTACTGTTGACATTTTGCACTCACGCAGAAACTTGACGTTTTCTCGAATATACGCGGGTTTCTCGCGTTTATCCACAGGCAAAAATATTATCCGAGGGCGTGCGAAAGATTGCCCAAAAGCTTCGGCCACGCCGGCGCCAGGATCGCCGCCGCCAGCTCGCCGGCGAATTCGTCGCGCAGCTTGGCCAGTGCCTCCACCCCACTTTGCGCGTCGTCCAACACCTCCGGCTCCACGTCGTGCGTCGCCGTCACGTCGCGGCCGTTGACATTGGCGCGCGCGATCAACCGCACCGTGCGCGTCAGGTCATCGCGAATTGCCGTCACGTTGGCGTCAATCCGACAGCTGGCCAGGTGCAGCGATCCGATTACCCGTTTCAGCGCTTCCGCCTCCAGCTCGCGCAGCAGCCGCACGCTTTCGTCAGTCGGCGCCCGGCGCTCGTGCACGTCGATGCGCCCCTGCACGTTCAACGTCGGGCGTTGTCCGAAAAACATGGTCATTCCCCCATCTTTGCGACTATCCAGGCCGCCACCGGGCACACCAGCGCGACCACAACCACGTACGTCATGGCCGCAGCCCGATTGCCGCAACCGCGATAATCACCACGCCCACCCCGATGCCGAACAGCATCCATGCGAATTCAAGTTCCATCGCCAGCCCCCTCTAACGCGACCGTCAAAATCCACTGCAATTCGCCGCTCGCGCCGACACAATCCGGCACCCACGCCGCAAAGTTCCGTGCAAAACGCGGCCGGTTCATCCCCGCCCCCTGCCCGCCACCAGCGCCCGCAGCGCCGGCGATGCCTGCGCTAGCGACTTGGGCGCGATCGCCGCCTCAGCCATCGCCTCGGATGCCTGCACCCGGTAGGCCCGCACTTCGCGCGCCACGGTCGCGAGCGGCACACCGCGCCGGCGCGCCGCCTGGTCAATCGCGATCCGCAGCAGATAGCCGTCCGGGTTTTCGATCCGCTGGCCGCGCGTGTGCGCCAGGTACCGCAACACCACGTCGGCGGGATCAAGCGCGAGCCGCCGGATTTTCACCAGCACGGCCGTCGAAAACGGAAACCAGGCGCGGCCGGCGATTGGGTCGGGCAGCTCCAGCGCTTCGCCCCCTTTGGCGGTGCCCGCTTCCTTGGCCGCTTCCTCGGCGGGTGCGATCAGCGTGGCATGCGCCCCGAAAATCGCCAGGTGTTCTGCCCATGAGCTGGGGGCACCGTCCGTTGTAGGCGCATCCCTATCCGAACCTCTTTCCCGGTGGCCCCTTTCTTCGCTGTCCGGTTCGCCGTCGAATGGGATCGGCGCATCACCCGCCGCACTGCCGGCGGCGAAGTGGTTGTTTTGGGGTTTGGGGTTATTCTTTGACTGATCATTCTTTATATGGGCCCTGGATTCCAGGGCGTGGTTTCCAGGGCCTGGCCCCCCCTCCAGCCCCTGGATTTCAGGGCCTGGCCCGCCGTCACTGTGGATATCCTGGGGAAAATCTGTTGAAGCTGAGAACGCACCGCGTTGATCGGTAAAGCAATACTCCCATGGCCCGAATTGCTTGGATACCGGGTCGCGGTGCCGCCGGCGCATGCAATAGCCGAGGTCTATCAGCCCGCGGCGTTTCTTGCTCCCGAGCACCGCTTCGCGCACGGCGTCACGCCCGAGCCCGCGCAGCTCGGCTACCCGCTCCAGGCTCGCCCGAAACGTCGGCGGTTGGCTGATCATAAACACCAGCACGGCCGTCTGCACCGGCGTCAGGTCCGTGTCGCGCAGGGCCGCGTTGCAGATCATGGTGAACGGCCGCTCGGGCGCCGCCATCCTGAAAATGGTGCGCGCGCCGGCCGCTGGCGCAGCCGATCGTTTCTTGCTCATGCAGGGTAGCCCTTGGCGGCGCGCCGGCGCTTGTGATAGCGCGCGGTCGCGATACGGCGCAGCTGGCCGCCGTCCGCCGGCTGGCGGTCGGTCGATCCGGAGTGCGCCCAATCGTTCTTGAAGTGGCTGCTACGCGGCACGTAGCGCGCGCTGCTCATGGCCCGTATCTCGGCCATCATGCGGTCAAATGCGCTGGGCTGTTCCCCCGCCTCGGTTGACACCGGCGGGGCGTCCTGCTTTCGTTCGTTCACGGCTGCTCTCCACAATCGCACGCAGTCGCTAGCGTGTTGCGAGCTGTCCACTCGCTTCCGCCACTTAGAACAGCCCGGCCCGCCAGCTAGCGCGCCGGGCTGTTCGTTTTCCGCTTCTCTGCCGCTGGTGGCTGTCGACGTGCGCGTATGGAAGCGCGGTGGAAACAGCCCTGCAGGAAGCGAATTCGCGCCCGTATCGCTACGGGCCACCCCTTATGCCATGCATCGGCACCCGTCGCCATCGCTAAAGGGTTAACAAGCTGTGAACAACGCGGTGGAAACACCCTGGAATCGTGCCCGCCGGCGCTGCGGTTTCGCCGGCTGGCGAGCGCTCCCGCCGCGTCGTCCAGACGCCGACCATAGCTGAGTCGATAACTGCGGCTAGCCCCTTGACTAGCGCCTAAACTTGAGTCTTGAGGCCCCTTTGCAAGCCTAACTAGATCGTGTATAGCTGCTAGCTCCATCTAGATCGCTAGGCTGATTCCGGGCGCATAGTCGGCGCATATTGGCCAGGGTATCTAGATGGCATCTAGAAACCTATCGAGGGACAACCCACACCATGGCACGTAAACCCACACGTATTATCGCGCTCGCTGCAACCAAGGGTGGCGTCGGCAAAACCACGCTGTCAGTGGCTTTGGCCGTTCACGCCGCACACATGGGCCAGAAAATCGCGCTTTTGGATCGCGATCCGCAGGAAAGCCTGGCCGATTGGTATGATCGGCGCATGCAGGATATGGGATCGGACGGCGCGCTAAACCTCAAGCTATTCGAGGTCGACAGCACACAAGAGGCGATCGGATTAATCACCGCGCAGGGTTTTGATTACCTGATTATCGACACCCCGCCGGCGGTCACGGGCCTGATCGAAGATGCCATTGCCATGGCTGATTTGGTCGTGGTGCCGAGCCGCGTTTCCGGCCTCGATCTGCGCGCCGTGGCGCCGATGATCGACCTATGCCAGCACATGGATCGGCCGCTCGCCCTGGTGTTCAACTCCGTATCCAAGGCGCAAACCACGCCGAAAGACTTGGCCGGCGCGCGCTCGTATCTCGCCAGCGAGGGCGTGCGCGTGCTCGAAAGCACAGTGGCCCAGCGCAAAGCCTACGTGGCGCCCATGACCACCGGCCGCGGCCCCACGGAAATGCCGCGCTCAGAGGAAGCCCATACCGAGCTGTCCGCGCTCTGGTCGGAAATTCTGTCGATCGTCAACGCCAAGGCCAAGGGAGGGAAGCGCTAATGTCTGATGATCTTAATCTTCAACTGCTGTCCCGCTTTGGGAAGCGCGCCACGGCCACCGTCTCGGGCCGGCAACAAAAGGAAGCGCGCATTGTCAGCTACAGCGATCGGCGGCGCAATCGTGCCACCGGCCGCACCGAACAGCTGAACATGCGAACGTCGGCCGAATTTAAGAGCCGGCTGCACGCGCTCGCCGACGCGGCCGGCATGTATGTCGTGGAGTATGTCGAGGAAGCCGTTGCGCTCAAAGCGCGCATCGATGCGCAGCAAAAGCGGGGTGCCCAATGACCACCCGCTTGCTTGCACCCGCGCTGTCGTGGCTGTCGGCCGTCGTCGCCGGCGTCGCCGCGTTTCAGCACGGAACCGGCTATATGGCGTGGGCCATGGCGGCCGTAGGGGCTGGCGTTGCTCTCGCCGGCGCCAGCGGGCTTGCCTGGATTGCCCGCGCCGGCCGCCGGCATTGGGCGTTGGGGCTGTTCGCCTCCATCGCGTTCCTTGCGTGCCTGGCCAATACCGTGTGGCTCGGGTTCGAGGGGTTCGCGATCGGTGGCGAGAACGTGGCCGCCAGTCAGCGCCACGGCGCCGGCGCCGAAAAGCGCGACACGGCCACCCTGGCGCAGAAACGCGCCGAGCTGGCCGCGTTGGGCCACGTCGGCGTGCCGGACGCGATCGAGGCCGATCTTCGGCGCCTCGCCGGTTGGTCCGACACGCACCCGGCGGTCGCGCAGAAACGCGCCGAGCTGGCGAAAGCCCGCCAGGCCGAGCGGCTGCGCGCCGATATCGATGCCGCCGAGCTGCGCTTGCGCGTGGCGCCGGCGGCCCCGATCCCTGACGCGGGCCCGCGTGCGGTGGCGGCACTCACCGGCGAGCGCATCACGGAAGGCCAGGCCAAGTCGATCCGTTACCTGGTCACGCAGCTCGCGCTTGAGCTGGCCGCCATGGTGGCCAACCTGATGCGCGATCTAGAACGCCAGGACCGCGCCGCCAGGCGGGCGCAGGTGCTGGCCAGCCGGCCGCCGCGGCGGTGGTGGTTTCGGTCGGCACCCTCGCGCGTGGCTGAAACGATCGACAGCGCACCGACGCCGGCGGCGCTGGCCGAGCCCGAGCCCGAGGCGGTTACAGAATGTAACCCCCTTGCCGCACCCGAGCCCGAGCGGCTACCGGCGAACGTCACGCGGCTCAGGCGCACGCGCGTCCCGGCCGTGCGGCGGGCGGCGCACGTCGCTGCCGCCGAAAACACCAGCGGCGCGCCGCCAGGCCACAAGCTGCGCGCCAGGCTTGAACCGTTTTTTCTGGAATGCGTGCTGCCGTGCCCCGGCAACCGCGTGGAATTAGCGGCCCTATATCAAGCCTATAAGACGTGGGCCATGGGTCGGCGCAAGAATGGCGCCGGCGCCTGGCCGTACGATATCGGGCCTTTTGCCGATCGCTTAGAGGCGATTTGCGAAGAAACCCCTATCGATATCGTGGTTGAAGGCGAAACCGTTTTCGCTGAGAATATCGCCCTCGCCGCGTAACCGGCCCCATTCTGTCAAAAGTAAGCGCCGGCGCGCAATCGCCGGCGTTTTTGTGTTTCAAGTGGCGAAAATGTCGCGAAACCCCTCTTGCAACGGCGCAATGTAACCGACACCCCTAAAGACCGTCCCGCGTTCTTAGCCTTTCCGTAAGCATATATCGGTATAAATCTGTCTGTGACAGAAACCGGGCGGCATCAGCTCCGCACCACATGCGAAAGGGAAATGGCCATGAATTCGGGAACGATTGTTGCGCGTATGACACGGCAAGAGGCGGTGACTGAGTTGGGGCTGGGGTGGGTGGCCGCCGAGCGCGGCGAACCCTTCGACGCCACCCGCTCGGCACCCTGGCAGGAAGGCTTTAATCTGTGGAAAAAGTTCCACCCGGTGCCGCGCTTTGGGATTGCTTCGGCGATCCCATCATCCGCGAACCCGTGCCCCCAGAAGGACGGCCGCTAACCGAAACGGAATGGCTGCTGTTTGCGCGGGCCGATCGGCGCCGCACAGCCCGCCGGCGCTGGCACGCCCGCCAGGCCCGCCGCAACCCGAAACCCCTCTACAGCCCACCGCAGCGCGACACGGCCGCCGAGCTTCAAGCGGCGGCCGAGCGCGCTGCCTCGGCGCACCTGGTGCGTTGCCTCCAGGGCGAGGCGGTGCCGGCCGACATGCTGCCGGGCCCGCCAATGCGCGCCGGCCGCGCCTATCAGGCCATGTTGGCAGCAATCGAGGCCCTGCCAGCGATCCGCCCCCGCACTGGCCTCGTGCCACCCCCCAAACCCTGGACACGCGAGCGCATATGAGCACCGCACAGATCATGGCGGCGCTGCGCGCGCCGTTCCACCCGGCCGTCGTCAAGTGGCGCCTGGCCGAATTCGACACCAAATCGCGCAAGGGGCGCGCGCTCGCCTATGTCGACGCGCGCGACGTGGCCGAGCGCTTTGACGACGTGATGGGCGCCGATTGGTCAAATGAATTCGTGCCAATGCCCAACGGCACCAGCTGCTGCAAGATCACGCTGCACCTGGCGGACGGCACCCGCACCCGATCGAACGGCGCCGGCGATACCGACAAGGAAGCGGCCAAAGGCGGCTATTCCGACGCCTTCAAGCGGGCGGCCGTCATGTGGGGCGTGGGCGCCTATCTGTATGCGCTGCGCCCGCAGGTGGTCGACGTGGAATTCGTCAACGGCCGCCCCACGATCGCGCCGCATGAGCGCGCCAGGCTGCAGGGCGTGCTCGGCGCCGTGGATCCCGGCGAGCCGGCCGATAGCACGGCCGCGACGCCGCCCGAGATTAAACCCGACGACAGCGCCGCCATCCAAAACGTGGTGCGCCTGGCGCTTGAGTTTTGCGACAGCGAGGCGACGCTGCAAGATTGGGCCCGCCAGGTCGGCCACCGTTCCGACAAGTGGCACCTGATGCTGCCCGAGCACCGCACGCAGATCGCGGCGCTGGCCAAAACCAAGCTCGCCGAGGTCCGCGCCAAGGATGCCGAACACCGCCGGCTGATGGCGCAAACGATCACCGGCGAGCGCGAACCGGGCGAAGATGAGCCCGACCAGGCCGAAGCCGCATGAAAGACGTACCGCCACGCGAGCAACCCATTTCCGAACGCTACCGGATCGAGGCCCGCAAATATTGCGCCTTGAACGCCGCAGCCACGTTCCTCGAGGAAATGAAAACTTCGCGCCTGGCGACGCTCAAAACGCAGCTGATGGCGGCCGATGGCGCCATGGCCGAAAACAAGGCAGAACGCCTGGTGAAGTCGTCGGACGATTGGCATGCCTACATCAAGGCCATGTGCGACGCGCGCGCCGCCGCCGAGCTGTCGCGCGAAGAATTGGCGGCGCTCCGCATGCAATTCGGTGAATGGCAGGCCGCCGACGCCAGCGCGCGGGCGGAATACAAGCTTGGGCGGGCCGGGCCGTGAGCCGCAAGCGTGCCCATATCAATCTCACCACCAAACTCGCCGCAGCATTGATGCGCGTGCCGCAGGTTGACCGGCACGGCCGCCCGGTGTGTGATGCCGGAGGCCGGCTGCTGTATGCCCTCGATTACGCCGAGGCAAAGCAAATGACGGCCGCGCAGGTGTTGAGCCTGTTCGATTGGGACCACGACATTTTGCACGCGCTTGGGGGCTGTGATGAGTTTTGGAACCTCACGCCGCGGTTTCGCCCGCAGCACCGGGAAAAGTCACGCGGTGACACGTCGCGCGTGGCGAAAACTAAACGTGTGGCGGACAAGCATTCTCAGCACCTGGCGCGCCTGGCCGACCGTGGCAAAGCGCCCGCTGCGGCTATCCTGGCGCCGCAGCCTCGCCCCCAAAAGAAAAGGCGCCCGAAAGCAGTGATGCCGGGCGCCCGCGCTTCCAAATACAAGCGGCACATGAATGGCCGCGTGTCGCTACGGTAGCCGCGTTGGCGTGGCCCGTTCCATGCGCTCCAGCCGCGCCTCTAGAGCGGCAATGCGCTGTTGCGTGTAGGCTTCATGCCGCGCGATATCCTCGGCCATCTGCTGCGCCAGCAGCGCAAAGCCCGGCGCCGGCAGCAACATGGCCTCGGCGCTCACCAGGGCCGCCGCGGCGCTGCCGTGTTTCTTGACCAGGCCCGCCACGCGCGCCGCTGTCCGCTTTTCGATCATGGTGCCCCTCAAAACGGCGCCGGCGCGTCGGCGTATGCCTTATGCACCACGTCGAGGCGCGCCGCCTGTTTCTGCTGTTCCTCGCGCAACGCCTCGATCTGCAGGGCGTGCAGCCGGTGCATGTCCGCAAGCGTGTCGATCCCGTCCGGTATCTGCGCCAGCGTCTTGATCATGCGCGCGCTCGCCCTGGCGATGGCCCAGAACAGCACCACCTGCGTCAGGCACACCGCGAACAGCGCCGCGATTATCACGTTGCTGGTCATTTGCGCGGCAGCTCCAGCGGACCCATCCCGAGCGCATGCAGAATACCGCGCAGCGTGTCGATCCGAATATAGCGGCCGTCGCCACGGACATATTTTTGGAACGTCGCCGGCGATACATACGTGCGCTCGGCCAGTTCACGCCAGGTCGTGGTCTGCTTTTCGTGGGCGATCAGCGCGCCGAGCGCGGCGCAGAACGGGTCACGCTTCGGGCGGATCAGTAGGCTCGGGCTTTTCTTCAGCATGCAACACACTCCACAGTTGACGTTCCGGTATGCAGTCCAGCGCCCAACCGCCGGCGGTCTTACGGGCGAAAACATAGTATCGCGTGGCAGACGCAAGCCCGGTGTTCGTCGCGGTCACGCTAACACCGCGTTGCCACCAGGGCGACGCCAGGGTCATCAGATCGGCAGCAGCCGCCGGCGCAACGCCCGCAACGCCAGCGGCTGCCACCGCTGCACTACCCCGCAGAAAATTCCGTCTGCTTATCATGCCGACTGCACCCCTCGCGCTCGATATGCGCGCGCCCGAAAGCTACGGCCACCACGCGGAACACGCAACAGCCCATCCGAAAGTAGGCTCCAGGCCGCGCCGCGCGCTCGGGCAGCATGGCCACCGGCAACGTGGTCTGATCGTTGCCACTCACCAGAACCACCCTTGCCGCGCCGCATATTCTGCCGCTACCGACGCCGCATAGACCACCGCCAGCACACCGGCCAGCTGTGCCCCGGTTTTTGCCAGGTCATAGAGCATGCCCTGCCTTCCCCCCTTTGCGCCGCAGCAGTTCGTCCATACGCACGGCTAGCGCCAGCACTTCCGGGTCGATCGGGATACCGCCGGCAGACTTTCCCAGCAGCACGTCGAGGCCCACGCCATAGGCGCGCGCCAGGCCGATCAGAAAGCGGATTGTCGGGTTGGCCGCCTTGCCCCGCTCAAAATCCCATAGGTAGCTTTTCGTGATGCCGGCCAGGTCGGCCGCGTCCTGCAGCGACAGCCGCCGATCGGCGCGAAACAGCTTCGCCCGCGCCGCCACCTGCGCCACGAATTCGTCATCGGTGGCCCAAGGATTATCCGGCGCGGCAAAGTCTAGTGGCAGCGTGTCATCCACGGTCAGCAGCCTTTTGCTGCCGCTCATAGCGCGCGGCGTTTTCCAGCTCCTGCAGATAGCGCTCGCACGCCACCTCGATCAGGTCGGACACCTTGGCGCGCGGGCGCATCTTCTTCCCCACGGCGCGCAGCTTGGCGTCAAGCTCGCGATCAATCGATATCGTCAGGGGTTTGCGCATGCGCGTCGTTCGCTTGGTCGATGGTTTCATAGGCATCACCCCATCTAAGCGGCACGGGATTGTCAAGGACCCTGTTGACTTATACGGGACGCGTCGCTTTGCTGTCGGTCCACTCAAGAGGGATCGAAGCTATGACGGAACGCAAGGGTATGACGTTTTCTGACGCACTGTTCGCGCTTAAAACGGGGTCGCGCGTGGCGCGCGATGGCTGGAACGGCAAAGGTATGTGGATCGCAATGCAGCACCCGTCGCCCAGCTCGAAAATGACGCTGCCCTATATCTTCATGTTCACGGCAGACGGCAACCTGGTGCCGTGGGTGGCCTCGCACACCGATCTGTTCGCCTCCGATTGGGCGGTGGTGCCGATTTCGTGAAAACACCCCGCAAACCACGCTTCGAGCGGCGCGCCTATATCGACCGCGGGCGCGCCGCAGCTTTGAAGCTGGCCGGCAATGGCGAGCTGGTGGCGGCCGTACAAGCCATGTGCGACCACCTGCACGCCCACCCCGCGACAAAACCCAACGCCCTCGTGTGGCAGCAGCTGCAGCCGCGGCTGCAAGCGCGCGCCGAGGCCGGCGACGCAACGGCCGTTTTTCGCTTCCTCAAGGGCGTGTCATAAAGGTCTCATCTGAGACTATTCTGGATTTTGGTATACCGTCTCGCTTGAGACTTTGCCGGGTTTCGGGCAATGTGGTGGTGGGCAATCACGCCCATCCCAAAGGAACACCTAATGAGCACCTATTCTCGCGACATGAACACACTAACCGAGCTGGTAGAGCGCCAGGGCCTGGTCGAAGTGCTGGATATGCTTTCCAGCGTGGCGATCGACAAATCCGGGTGGGCCGCCGACGACAAGCGAAACGGCGCCTACCGCGCCCGCTATTGGCGCGACGCTTCGGCGCGCCTTTCCAAGCTGCGCGCGTGGGCCGCCGGCTACGCCTGTTTTCGCGTGGAGGCTTGAACCATGACGCTTGCAGAACTCCACCGCACCAACCCCGTGAGGCGCCACTATATGACTGAGCAACAGCGTTCACTGATCACCCTGGCCTTGCGCGAAAAGGCCGAGCACGACGCCAAGCTCGCCAAGCGTACGCAGAACGATCGCCTCGGGCTGCACCTCGAAGCGCAAGCCCGCCAGGCGCTGGCGCTCGCCGAGCTGATCGAGCAAGGCGATAGCCTGGTGCTCTCCACCAGCGTGGAGCGCTAGCCGTGTGCTATCCGGTCATGTCAGGGGCTGAAATTGCCGAGGCGCGCAAGCGCCTCGGCCTGTCGCAGGAAAAGCTGGCGTACATGCTCGGGTTTGAGCGCCGTCACGCCCTGTCCTCGATCGAAACCGGCGCCCGCACAATCCGCACACCGCAGCAGCGGCTGCTAGACGCCTACCTGGCCGGCTACCGGCCGGAAGATTGGCCCACGTGAAAAAGCGCCGGCAGTTTCAGGGTTAAATGCCCCTATCTGCCGGCGCCTTCCCCATGTCGACGATCGCTAGGAACACCCCAATGGCGGGGTGCTCCCGGATTATCTCAATTCGAGCCTGCCCACAACCCCAGGAGCACCCCATGTCCACAGCCGAGCCCGTTCTTGTCCCTAACGCCCTCCAGCGCGCCGTCATGCATTCTCTGCACGTTGACGCTCGCAAGGCCGGGCGGTCTATCGCGATGATGCAATTTGCGGTGCTGCCCAATGGCGTCATCGTGTGCACGCAGCCAACGCAATTCCCGGTGCTGATCTATTTGGACGGCCACTTGGAAGCGGTCACGGCCACCACGCCGCAAACGCAGCGCCAGGTGCCTATTGCGGCCGATGCCGCAAAGTGCTGGAATATCGCCGCTGAAAGCTGAGGGCGCCCCCTAGCGTCCCCCATCGCAGCAGCAACGGGCGTCGGCTTCTCCGGCGGCGCCCGTTGTGCGTTTCAGAACACCAGCCGCGCGATGCTGCTCAACAGAATTGCATCCGCCAACAGCCACGCCCACCGTGGGATTAGCCCGGCGGGATTTTGAACAACACCAATTTCCACTCGGCGGCCGTCAGGTGCAGAAACACCCCGGTTGCGATCGTCCCCACGAATGCGGCCAATCTCAAGACCACCTGCGCTTGTAGCAGCCATGTGAACTTCCCCTTCGCATACTTCCCTTCGAGCTTATCCAGACGCTTTGTCACCACACCCCGAAAATCATCAATGCGCTGGTTGATCGCAGCGCGGCCGGTTTCCGCCTCGCGTCGGCCAGCCTCGGCGATGCCGACAAGCCGCCCGATTTCCTGGCGCGTCTCCAGTGCGTTCTGCAGCAGTACGTGCGCCAGGTCCGGCATTCTGCAGTTCTCCTATTTCATCGCGACGCCCGGCCCTTTGTAACCAAAGTATGCCGCCAGGCCGCCAAACACACCGCCGGCGGCGCTGATCGCCGCCGTGTCCCCTTGACTGCGCCAGGCCGCCCATATGGCCAGCGCACTTGCGATCGCATAACAGGCCAACGCGGGCCAGTTCACGACGTTGCCGGCTTGCCCGCCGGTTTCGGGGTTCGCCTCGGGCATGTGTCCTTTTCCTCGATCAGCTTCTGATTTTTCAGCGACAGATAGGCGTTGTTGTGCGCCGTGATCTCGGCGCGGGTTTCGTCGCTGTCGCCGCACACGAACTTGATCACCCCGAACGGCCCGAGATTAGTGGTCACGGGGGGCGTCGGATCGCTCGAAAACGCCTTGCACCCGCCGAGGCTCAGCAGCAGCCCGAGCAACAGCACGTTTTGGGCTTGCTGGTGGAGCTGCCGGCGCTGCAGCCGGTGCAGCAACCGCGTCGGGCCGCACGATGATTTCGCGCGGGCTGTAATAGGGTGCGGCCGGCACGTCGAAGGCTGCGCGTTGCGCTGCCAGCTCATTCTCCGCAGAACGCTGGCGGGCTTTTGCTGCAAGTTCGTTGTCATGTGCCACCCCCGTTTTCAATTCGCCCTGCACCTCGGCGCGGCCCGCCTGGTGGCCCTGGTGCTGGCGCAACGCCCCGTAGCCCTTCACCAGGGCGATGCCGAGCGCGAGCGCGGTTGCCATCTGCACCCAAAAGCTGCCGGCGATCGCCGCCAGCGCTGGGCGCCCTGTCAGTGATGCGAGAAACCCTGTCATGCCGTGCGCTTTGTCAGAAGCTGACGCGAAACGTGCTGCAGGAATACCAAAACGATCACACACACCAGGCCGGCACAAGCGATTTCCACCGCATGGTCCCAGGCCCAATAGACGCCGGTGCCGACCGCGGAAACGATCGCCTTCACGCTCCAGCGGTTGGCGTTGTAGAGGCCCGAGGCTTCCTTGAGTGTTTCGTGTGCATCGCTCCAGCTGATCGGTAGCGGCGCCTCGATCGTCTGCGGCATGTCGGGTTCGTCCGCCATGTCCGGCTCTTGGCTGCACGGCTTGGCGAATAGCGCAGCCTCGATTTGCCGCCGGCGCACCAGGCCGGGCACGTTGCGAATGCCGCCCGAAACCGTCCAACGCCCGAATTCGTTGGCGGCGCCCTCAAAGTCGCCGGCGTTGATCTTGCGCAGCAAGGTAGAGGTCTTAAACCCTTGCGTGACTTTGCCGGTTTGCGGGTCGCGGCCGCCACCCTCGCCGACGTTGTAGGTGAACAGCACGCAGGCTTCGTACTGATTTTGGTTGAGGTCGACCGTCACCAGGCGCGAAACGATGCGCTCGGCCTTTTCCACCTCGGCGCGCAACGCCACCTCGGCTTGCTCTTTCGTCCACACCATGCCGGCCTTGACGCCCTCGGTGCAACCCCACCCGATCGTCCATTTGCCATCATAAACCGGGTTACCCTTGGCATCCTTGCCGACCACACAGCGGTAAGCTTCGCAGCTGCCGTCGATGCGCGCCTTGTGGTAGCCCTCCAGCTCTTTCAGCTGCTGCAGCGCGGTCTCGGACGTGTTCATAGCGCCGCCGCCGCAGTCCAAAAGGCATCAACCTGCGCGCCCGTCCAGCCGAACGCGGCCCCGAACATGGGCACCAGGGGATGGCTGCGGTCAAATTGCGTGGCGCCAGTGAGCAGCATGCGGGCCGGGAATTGATCAGCCTCGGGCAACGCGGCCACCATGGTCAACATGGCCGCCGGGATTTCGCCGGGGCCCACGGCGGCGAGCGCTTCCTCGGCCGTGATGATGCCCACGGCCGCCAGCTGCTGGAAAAACTGCCGATCGCTGATCACGTGCGGCACCGGATCAGGCGCCACGAACGCATCTATTGCCGCCTGCGCCGCTGCGCGTTGATCGGCCGGCGCCCCGTCGTCAAAGGTCAGGCTCCAGGTGCTCTTGTCCGCAACGTCTGGACACTCAAGGCCCAGCACCGGCGCCACGGCCGACACCGCGAGCGCTGCCAGCGATTGAACGCGCAAGCTTTTGGGGTCTAGTGGCACGTTGCCCTCATTTTTTGATCATCACCACATAGGACGTATACGCACCGTTGTAGGTGGCCGTACCGCCGGCGGCCACGCCGCCGTTGATAGTGACGCTATTGAAGCCTTCCGATGGGGAATGCACACCCGGCGCGGAAATATTGGTCACAAAGTTTGCGGCCGAACAGACGCTGAAAAAATTACAAACGCGCGTCGTGTACGTGCCAACGGCCGTGCCAAAAATGATCGCGCAATACACATAGCCGGACGCCGAACCCACGCTGTTGCTCGCCTGGCAGCTTGTCGCGCATTGCACCACTTCATCGCCCCAATGTAGAAATTGGGCGCGCATCGTGGTGGTAAACTCCACCCAAGCGTCTGTCGTGGTGGTCGGGTTGCCGGATAAGACCGACTGCACCTGCGATGCAATCCGGTTGTAATAGGAAATGACGTAGCGCTTGGTTGCCGCGTCCGCGAACGTGCCCGGCGTGCCCGCGTCCATGTAGACTTGCGCGACCAGCGAGCGCGTGGCGTCGCCGGTTTTGATCTTGTGGCCGTAGGTGCTATCGATCGCGGGCGCCGTGGTCGACGCTTCCAGCGTCATCGTCCCGCTGCTCATGTAAGCGTAAATATAATACCGCGTCGCCGCCGTAAGGCCGGTATTGGCGAGCGTGACACCCGCCGAGGGGATGGTTTCGCTGGTGCCGTTGATCCACAAGCTCGCGCCGTTGTACCGGCTCAGCTTGATTTGCGTGGTTGACACATAGTCTAGGCGGCAATTCATTTGCAGCCCGCCGCTTCCGCCAGCTGGAGCTGCCCATGTCGCATCAGCTTTCAGGAACTTGCCCGCTGCCGCGTCACCGGCAGACGGCGCCGGGACAAGCCCCGGCGAGCCGCCCGAGCCGCTGTCGCCGAGCACCGCGCCGATCAGCGCCAGCCACCCGGCGCGCGTGGTCGGAAACCTCAGCCGGCCAGGAATGCGAATAAGCGCCATCGTCAGCTGATCCGGTTCACGTAGCCCACAATGTTGATCACGTTCGCGGCGGCGGCGAACGCACGCACCACGACGCCGCCCGTCACCGGCAGCCCCGGCGCGATCAGGATGGTGGCGCCAGCCGGCACCGTCTCTTTCAGCAGATCATCGGGCGATGTCGTGCCGCCCCACTCCAGCGTCAATGCGCGGTCAACCGTGTCCGTGTTGGTGGCGTACAACGTCACCTCATCCAACGCGCTCGCGTCGGCTGTGTGCAGCAGCGTGCCGGCCGTCGCCGTGGCCGCCACCTTGATCGGCCGCCCGTTGGTGCTGCCCGAAAGCTTCTGTTTGGAAATGGTCATGGCTAGTCCTCAGTTGAACACTTGAGCGGTTAGGGCGATTTGGTCACTCGATACACGCCGGCGCAGATCGCGCGACATGGCAAGCGCCTGCGTGGCGCGGGCGCGCGCTTCCTCAGCCGACAGACGCACGTCGGCCACACGTACCCGCAGCCGGTGCAAGCCGCCGATCGCCACCGCCGCCGACTGCGCCGCCATTTGGGCCCGTTCCTCCGCGCTGCGCGCCGCCAGGCGTGCCTTGCGGGTTTCGCCGCGCACCACTTGGCCGAGCGCATACGCTAGATCGGCAACGTATTGCGCCGCGGCCGTGCTGCCGGCCAAGCGCTCCAGGGCGCGCCGCACGTTGCTGTCAGGTACGGCCGTGCTCGGCGCCACCGTGACGTGCGCCGCGTCGACATGGCCGGCGGGCTTGGGCATGTTGCTGTTGGGCCCCATCTCACACCCCCGTATAGATGCAATAATTGAGGATCATGGTTGGCTGCACGTTGTTATGCGCCGCGCCCGATCCCGAGCTACCGGTGGTGCCGCTCGCCGTGCCGGTGATGGTGCCCGACACAGTGATGTAGCTGGGCGAATTGTATGGCGCCGTAAAGCTGCCGCCAGCGGCCACAGCCCCGGAGCTACCGCTGGCCTGGACCGTATTGGCGTCGGATGAACCACTAAACGTGCCCGTGACTGTCAGGCTGGACGTGTGCGTGTGCGATCCGTTCTGCGCGCTGGTCAGCTGGTGAATTTCCGCGCCGCCCGTATTGCCAAGCCCGGTGCCCGTGATACCGCCCGACTGGCCCGTCAACCGGCTTGCGGCCGAGCCGCCCATGTCATCCTTGCCAGCGATGGTGCGGCCGCGCAGGTCCGGCACGTTGAACGTCGTTGTGCCGTTGCCCACGCCAAACGTGGTGCCGATCGCCGAAAATAGGTCGGCGTACGTGGTGCGCGAGATCGCCTGGCCGTAGCACAACACGCTGCCACCTGGCGCAGTGCTGCGCCCGGTCGCAAACACGTCGCCAACGTCTTTGGTGCCACGCCCTGCAGCGCCGGCGACAATGAACACGCCATCCGCCGCATAATAGGTGAAAGAATAGACGGCGCCGGCGATCAGCGAGCCGGCCGCCGCCGCCGTGCCCACGGCCACCTGGATCGCTTTCGCGCCGAGACTATCCACGTTGAGCGTGGCGCTGGCGCCGTTGGTGACGCTGAGCCGCGCCTTCAGCACCATGCCATCCGCGTACGCGTCCCAGCCCTCGTTTGTGGCCAGCGTGTAGGCCGTCGACGTGCCGCCCGTGACCAGGCCGCCGCGCATGTCCTCATAAAATTTGCGCACCACCGCCATCAGGGCGCGCGCCGCATCATTCAGCGTGCTCGGCGCCTGCCCCTCGGCGAAGTTTATGGCCGTGTCGGCGTTGCCGTTGCTGGCAGCAGTCTTTGACCATGCGTTCTGCAAGCCCGTCGTCATTATGCCAGCCCCCCAAGCCCGAACTTCATGCGTTGCATTTTCGGCATTGCCGCCTGGCGCTGCTGCACCGGCTTCAGGGCGCCGATACTGTCGCCCTGCTGCGCCTCGCGGATCAATTCTTCCACCTGGTCGCGCGTCAATCCGGCGGGCTTCTCCGCCTCAGTAGCGGCCGCCGGCGCTGTCGGCTGGTCGGCGCTCGGCACGGCCATTCCAAACAACGTCGGGCCGTCGTCCGGCTTTTGCGGCTGTGCGCTCGCCACGATCGCGCCCGCACCTGGCGTCGTCGCCGGCGTGGCGATCGCGCCCGGCAGCGCCGCCGGCGTTTCGCCCTTCATCCCGGCAATTTTGCGTGCCCATGTGTCCACAAACTCGCGCGACGTCATGTTGTCGTTACCGCCGTTGCCGTTGATGGCACGGCGGGCCCATGCCTCGCCCTTTTGCCGGCCCTCGGCCGTCGACAGCATGTTGCGCCAGGCCAATTCGTCAGGGTTCGCCAGGTGCGCCGCGGCGCCCCCCTCGCCCTGCTGGTGCATTAGGTATGCCTCCACGTCGGTCGGATCGCGCCCATACTTGGACCGAAAGCGGTCCTCTTTTTCCTTCACCCAAGCGGCGCCGACGCGCGCGTTCTCATTGGGATCGAGCACCGAGCCTTGCCCGCCACGGCGCGCGAATTCGCCCGGCTGCATCTGAAATAGCCCGCTGTAGCCGAGCGAGTTCGTTGCGTTGGGATTGCCGCGGCTTTCAATCCATGCCATCAGCCGCAGCCGATCCGAGTTCATGCCGGTTTGCTCGGCAGCGCGGGTAATGGCGGCTTCTACATCAGACGAGAACTTCATGGCTGCGTGGCCTCCTGTTGGCCTTCACGCACCGCAGCGCCGCGCAACACGGCGCCGGCCGTATCCACCCCAAAGCCCGGCACCTTTTGCGCCGCAGCCCCTGCCTCGCCGGTGGCGTTGGCTTTGAGCCACCCCAGCATGTTGTCGAGCATGCCCGGCTGCTTCGCAACGATCTTGGTCCCGCGCGCCACCACGGACGGGTCCGACGAAAGCAGCATTTTGGCCACCTGCGCCGCAACCTGTTCGTTGGCCTTGTTGGATGCCGCCTTGGCGACGTTGCGGCTGGTGGCGCCGATCAGCGCGCCCGTGAGTGCGCCCATCGGATCGCCCGACATGAGCCCGCCGGCGAGCCCGCCGCCCGTGGCCATGACGCCCATCTCGGCGAGCTGGCGCGCGGTGGTGGAGTTTCCGAACGCCTGGCGCAGCTGATCGAGCACGCTTTCCGTGATAATCGTCGCGTTAAACACTTCCGCCTTGTCGGGCCCTAGCGCCAGCTCCACGCGATGGGCAAAGGCCGGCGTCGTGTACATATTGACGACGTTCTGCGCGTTGCGCAGCTCGGGCAGCTCTTTCATGTGCCAGTCAACAAACCCGCGCGCGAATAGCTCTTTCTCGGCGGGGTTCATCTTCTTCATCGCCTCGCCCACCGCTTCGTTTTGGTGGCGGCCCTGCCAGCTCGCGAATTGGTAGCCGGCATCCAGCGCATTGCGGCCCTTGAAAAAGCTCTCGGCGACGCTGCGCGTGCTCTTGTAGGTCGGCACAAGCTTGTCCAGCTCGCCGCGCAGCATGTCGACCAGGGCGCCATACTGAAGCGCGGCTTCCTTGTCGGGCGCCTTGGCGGCGAGCGCGTCGTCCATCTTGTTTTGCAGGTTGCGCTTTACCTGGTCCCAGAACTCCAACGAGCCCTTCACCTGGCCCGAGGCGAGCATATCCACTAGCTGCTGGTCGGAAAGCTTGGTGGTGCCAGGCGGCAGCTGCGCACCGGGCGCCAGGTGCAGCAGCGTGGAACGCGTCTTTCCGGTCAACGCCAGGTCGTCTAGACGCTTGGCCGAGTCGATCACGGCTTTCTGCACCGTGCCGCTCGATAGCAGCGCGTCTAGACCTTGACTATCGAGCCCGTAGTTGCCTTTTTTGAATGCGGCCGTGTAACGCTTATCATTGACTTGCTGCGCGAGCTTGCCCAATTCCTCGCGCGAGCGGTTGGCCGTCATCTTGCTTGTGGCGATTTCCTGCCACATATCGGCGACGCGATCGGCCTGGCCGTGGTAGCGGCCTTGCGTGAAGCGCTCCAGCTCGCCGCGCGCTTCCGGGTTGACGTTGGCCGCCCATCGCGCCGTCGACCGCAGCGGCTCGCCGCCCGTGTCGGCGATGAGCGTCATTTTTGCGCTTTCGTTTTCGATCCCGCTCAGTGTCGGGTCGGCCAACAGCACTTTCGCGCGCGCCTCCAGCTCCGCCGGCGAGCCGATCGGCGCCCCGGTCGGGTTGTAGTCGGGCACCAGCTTCGCCACGTCCTTGGCCGAGCGCGCGCCTTTGGCAAACTTTTCACTCACGATCTCACCGGCGCGCGCCTTGGCGCCCTCCTCCGTGAGGCCCCGCATCAGGTTGCGCGGGTTGCGCGTCATAAAATCCAGCGCCGTGCCGACGCCTTCCTTGATCTTGCCGCCGACGCCGTTGGCCGTCAGGCTGCCGAGCCCGGCATTGATCCCGATATCGAGCGGTGACAGCCCTTGATCGCTGCCGGCCGCCACCTCCATGCCCTGGCGCGCCAGCTCGCCGCCACCCATGGCAAGGCCGCTGGTCAGCATCTTTTGCCCAACCGTGTTTCCGACGCCGCCGAACCCGAGCAGCGGCAATGTCGCAAGCGTCTGCGTGCCCATTTCGTCAACGTCGCGCGCCGACAAGCCCGGTTTGTTCAAATAGGCCCAGTCGCTGCCGGGCACGCGCAGCATGACGTTACCAAACTTGTCTTTCTTGGCCTCCACGCCTGGCACGGCCTTTTTGATGATATCGAGCGCCGCCGCCGGGTTGCTGGTGATGGTCGACCGCATCGCTGCCGACAGCTTGTCGACGCCATCGGGCTGGCCCGGCGTCGCCGGCGCCTCGGCCGGCGCATTGCCGACCAGGCGGCCGAGGTCGGCCTTGACGTTCCCCACAAGCGCGTCCCAAGTGCTCGGCGCGCCCTGCTGCGCCTGCTGCGCCAACACCGTCGTAAATTCGGGCGCGTCCGGGAATTCCGTGCGCAGCTCGCCGGTAAACGCGTCTTTCACCTTGGCCCAGGTGCTGGGCGCGGGCGCGGCTTCCGGGTCGCTGATTTGCGCGGCCGGGCCACCAGGGATTAGGTGCTCGTAGCCGGTCGCGCGCGCCGCACCGGGCGCCGCCTTGCTGGCCGCCTGCGGGATCAACTGCTCATAGGGGTTCGCCATTTACTGCACCCCCACCATGCGGTTGAATTGCTCCCGCGTCACCAGCGGATCGCCCCCGCGCTTAAGGTACATTTTATAGACCTCTTTCGCTGGTGCTCCCGCCTTGGCTGCCGCGACCGCGTTGTCCAGCTCGGCCTTTTGATTGAAGTTCGCCGCGTCCTCGCCGTGCTGGCGTGCGAACGCCCCGACCATGCGGTCCTTAGTATCCTCCACGTCGTTATAGATGCGCTCCAAATCCTTGCGCGCCTGCGCTTCGCTACCCTTCGGGTTGAACGTGCCGAAAGACTTCTCCAGGCGTTCGCCTTCAACGTTGGAAATGGGCCCAAGCGAGGCGCCCGAGGCTTTCACACCGGCGACAGAACTCAGGAAGCCCTTGTTTTTCAGCTGCTCGATCAGCTGCCAAGCGTCGGCAGCGTCGCCCCCGCGCATGTTGGGCAGGCTGCCATTGACCAGGCCAAAGTTTCCGCCGAACCCCTTGTGCGCGAGCGTCTGCTTGATCAAGTTTTGCAGCGACGACAGATCGGTCACGGCGCCGTCAAGCGACGTTTTCGCGGCGTTGATCTTGTCGCGGCGGGCCATGTCAAACTTGCCGCCGGGGATCGGGCTCTGGCCCTTGCTCGGGTCGCTCGGATCGTTCCACTGAAAATCCGCGAACGGCTTTTGCTGGTGCGGAATTTTGCCGTTGAGCACGTACTCGTTGAATTCCGGCGAGCCCGGCTTAAGCCCAAACGTAGCCGCCAGCTGCAGCCGGCCCTGCGGCGTCTTATCGCCGATGCCTTCGCCGTTAAGAAACGTGATCGTGCCGTCGTCGTTTTGCCGCCAAATGCGCTCGCCATCCTTGAGCGTGCCCATCTTCGGCTTGTAGAGCTGGCCCAGCACCTGCTGCAGTATGACCGGGTTGGCAATTGCGGCTTTTGCCGTTGTCGGGTCGATGCCCTTGGACGTCAGCAGCTCCAGCGTCTGGTTTTTGCCGCTCGATCCCTCCAGCGAGGCGCCGAACTTGCTCATAATCGGGTCCGTCGCCATCAGCGCATTGCCGATGTCGCTCAGATCATCACCAAACGTGCGCCGAACGGGCTGGGCCGGGGTCCTGGCGGCCGGCGAGGCTGCGGCGGCCCTCGGCATGCTTCCGGTCGCCATGGGCTGATTTTGGGGCGCTTGGGGCGCTTGGGGCGCTTGGGGCGCATTGTCCGGCATCGGCACGCCGCCGAGGATCATCGGCGCCACCGAAACGCTGTTGCCGAGCCCGCCCGGCACCTGCGCGCCGCCAGCCTGGCCGGCGTTCAGTTGCCGCAACAGTTCATCAAGCGCAGCCTGGTCAAGGGCCGGCTGGTCGGGCGCACCAGGTGCGCCAGGAATGCCGCCAGGCATCAGTGCAGGTCGAAAGTCTGCCATGTCACTTCATCCCCTTGACGATATCGGCAATCGACGTGAGGCCGGAAAGCCCACCGGTGGCCCCGAACATGCCAAGCTTGCCGGCGAGCGACACCCCGCCGCCCACCAGGCTCGCGACGCTCGGCGTCTGCGTCGTGATTTGCGTCGCATTGCCGGTGGCCGAGCCGCCGGACTGCGCAATCGGCATGATCATCTGGAGCACCCGCGACACATCTTGCGCCGGCAGCTCCTTCATCTGCTGTTCAAGGTTCGCAATTTGCTCAGGGCCCCACCCTTGCGCGGCAAGGTATTCCTTGGCGCCATCGATGCCGCCGGCGCGCGTCGCCAGCGCCGCTTGATCCATCTGCTGCGCCCCGGCCGCCGTGCCCATGCCGGCCGTCTGCAGCGCCTGCGACGCCGCCAGCTGGTTTTGCTGCTGCTTGGTGATGTAATCGAGCGACGCCGGCACGGCTACGGACGCGACGCCCTTGGCCACCGCCATCGCGTTGCCGCCCGAGAGATCGCGGCCGGCGCCCGCCCACTGCCGGTTAATGCGATCTTGCACGTCCGTTGACGCCAGATCGATCGCCGAGCGCAACGTCGGATCGTTCGCGTTGACTTTGCTTCCGTCCGCGTAGGGCGTGAGCTGCGATTTCATTGTGTCATAAGCATCGGTCGCCATCGGCGCACGGCTGGTGGCGCCGAACATATCCGACGTGAGCTTGCCGATATCCGTTTGCCACGGGTTGCCGGCTTGAGCTTGCGTCTTGAGCGTGTTGATCGCCGTCGTCTGATCAGCAGACGGGCCGACGGTCGTTTGGCCGAGCCCGTTGATCTTGCCAATCAGGTCTTTCAGCGTCGGGATGGTCGGCGTCCACGCCGCATTTTCCTGCGACGTGTTGGTCTGCACTTTCTTTTCGCCGGAAAATAGGTTGCTCATTAGAGGACCCTTTCAAAGATCGGCCAAGCATTGCGCAGCCCGCGCACCCGGTAGCCCGGCAACAACCGCTTATAGGCATCCCGGCCCACGAAACGGACGCCGGCGCAGCCCATGCGCCTGGCGTGCTCTTGCATCTGCGCATCGATCGCCTGCATCAGCCGCGCCACGTCGCCGCGACGCTGGCCGGAAAGCCCCGCCACGTCGACAAACGGCCGCCCGTCCACCTCGGTAATCTGCGTGGCAAACGCCGCGCGCAGCACCGGCGGCGCCTCGCCCTCGATCACAACCCACAGCATCACGTCACCGGACGCCAGGTCAGCCGGTGGCGGCCCATCGGACATGCCGACCAGGGCCAGAACGGATGCCAGGTCTGCGACCGGCACCGGCAGCACGTTGAGCGATTGCACGTCGGCAATTGGCGTCATCTCACCCTCGGATCGAATAGGAAAACGTGCGATCAACCTGCGCGTTATTGGCGTGGCGCACCGTGAAGGTGCCCGCCGCGACGTCGGCGCGGGCAATGTAGGTGGTGGCCAGCGCCGCCGCGGCGTTGGCCGTTTCGGCCGTGAGCGCGATCCGGCTATCCGTGCCGCAGTTTTTTGCTGCAACCACCGTCGACGCGGCACCGGCTGCCAGCGTGAACGAACCCACCGCGTGGCTGCGGCCTTGGAACAGCTCGCGCACAGCCGCTGCCACTGCCTCCAGCCGCGTTTCGTTGCTGCTGATGCCCTTGCCTGCCATCAGGCCCTCCCGCCGCTGCCAAGCACCACCGGCACGACGCCGCGGGCAAACGTCCACACCGTGCCAGCCGGAATGCGCACCCGCCCGCGCATATAGAAATTATCGGCCCGCTGCGGGCACTGGCCGATGCGGTTGCGGGCGGTTTCGGTCGTCCAGGTGGTGGTCGCGTCAAGCGTGGCGCGGTGGCCAACGCTGCCATACACCGTGCTGGCGTCGGTCACCGGCTTAAAGCCGCCCGTGAGCCGGAGCCGTGTCGCGATTTGCGATTGCTCGGGCGTGTCCAAGATCGCTTCAAGCGGCGTGCTCGAAACAAAGGCCGCCTTGTGTGTCGTGTCGACCACCGACAGCGCCGACAGCGAGCCCAGCGCGTAGTTGTCGAAGGACGAAAGCATGGTTTCGATGTTGGTCGAAACGCTATCCAGGCCCTCCAGGGTGATGCCTGGTGCCGACACCACAGCCAGCATTTCGCCGGATACGTAGGTCGGCGGCGCCCATTGCTCCAGCAGGTAATCGTAAAACAGCAGCATGTCGAATTGCCCGGCGGCACCCGACGTGGTTTTGCAGCTCCACACGACAAATGAGCCCTTTGGATCGCCGCTTGCGACCACCAGGTGCGGCGACGTCGTGTCGACAACGCTTTTAAACCAGCGGTCGACCTTTTCCTTGCCGATAGGGATTGGGGCGCCGCTGGCGTCCGCCATCACGAACCCTTGCGGGCTGCGATAGAACACGCGCTCGCCCACCACCGTCAGGCTATAGGGCTCGGCGATGCCGCGGCCACCCTGCGCGCGCTCGATCGAAAAAATCACGTCCGAGCCCGGTTGGTAGACCATGCGGCGCACGGCCTCATCCTGCGTGATGATGCCGATTTCACCGCCGAGCGCGCCCACCATGCGCACTGGGCCGCCGTCTGACATATCCTGAAAGTCGCTGCTGTTGGTGCCCGCCGTCCACGTCGTGGGCGCGTTCAAGCCGCTCCATTGAATGCGCAGCGGATTGCTGGCGAGGCCCGACAGCACCACAAAGCGGTTCACGATGGCGATGTAGGCCGCATTGGGCGGGCTGCCACCAAGGTCAGCAAAGGCGCTGGAGCTAGTCAGATCGAACACCTGCGGTGCCACGTTCGCCTGCACCGCAATGACGAATTTATTGAATTGCTGAAATTGCCAATGCGCCGTAGCGCCAACAGCCGTATAGGCGCTGCCGCCCTTGCTGACGTCGGTCCAGGTAAACGTCGTGTTGTCGAGCTTATAGAGCCGGTCTGACGTGGCTGCGAAAATGGCAACAGTGCCGTCCGTGTTGCGGGCGTAAAAATAGCCGCGGCACGCTGCGCCGAGCGCTGCCGAAAACGCCGCGAGCTGGCCCACCGGCCCGAAGCCATCGCCGCGCGGATAGACATTGCGCGCGCTGCCCGTAAAGCCGGCGTTAAGGTCCGACAGGTCGGGCTGGAACATGCCGAAAGGAATGAGGGTGCCGTCAGCCATTAGAAGCTTGTCGCCTCCACCTGGCCGCGCTCGCCTTTCTGGCGCCCGTTGAATTCGTCGCGCATGGCGCTTTCGGCATCGAGCAACGGCACTTCAATGCGCTGCGCTAACGCGTCGTCATGGATCACGTCTTTTGCCAGCAGCCACTTTGCCTTTTGCCTGACGATGCGCTCGGCCTTGGTCATCCACGCGTTTCCGGCCGCGTCGTCATCGGTGGGCGCCGCCACCGCAAAGCGGCCGATCATGCGCAGCGTGTAGACGTCATTCGGGATGGGATAGAGGAAGATGCTTTCGCCCCAGTAGGCATACCCCAGCGGCTCGCCCGAAAAACTGCCGTTGCCGTTAAGCTGCTCCAGGTTGGCGACGCCCATTTCCTTCATCGGCGCCGAGGCGCCATCGCGCAGCAGGTGGAAAGCGTCAATCTTGCGGATGAGATCGATAAAGGGTGCGTCCGTGCTCGTGTACACGTACTGCGCGGCCACCGTGGTCAGCTCATTGGCGCGCGATTGCATGAACGCCCACGGCTCTTTCTGATAGAGCGCAATGGCATCGTTGATGGCATAGGCGATTTGCGACGTTAGGTCCGAGCGAACCAACTCGTCGGCAATGCGCGCTTTCATAATGCCAAGCGTGGTCATGGTTTCCCCTCGGGCGTGATGCCAGGCACCGCGCGCAGCGCCTGGCAACGCAAAACAGGCGGAAGCGGCTAGCCGGGGTTTGCCGGCTAGCTGCTAGATCACGCGTCGGGCGGGATGAATTCGACAATCACGCGGGCCGCGCCGGCCGCCGCGTTGCTGTTCTGGCCCACATACTGCACCGTAATGTCGGTATCAGCGGCTGGCCGCGCCACAGCGCTGAGCGCCGTTGCGAGCGCGGTGCCCACGACAACGCCGGCGGTCGACCCATCGATACTGGCGAGTTCGCCGGCGGTCTGTCCGGAGCGCTGCACCTTGATTAGATCGGTGCCGCTGTCGTCAAAGGCGGCCGTGATGTGCGCGAGGACACGAACGATGGTCGAGTTCTTCGGCACCGTAACAATCGCCTTCGCGGTCGTGTCGGCGAAGGTGATATCCAGCTGCGCATAGTGCGTCTGTTGCGTGTAAAAGCGACGCGCGGATGTGGCTGCAGTGTTGGTAGGCATGGGTTTGCACTCCAAATGGTGGCGTTGCGCCAGGTGTTGGGATGGGCGGGCGCCGAGGAACGCCCGCCCCGCGTTACGTCAGCCCGTTAGGACTGGCGCACCGCATACGTGGAGACGGTCACAACGCCATAATCGATGCTGTTGTAGACCACCTTTTTGCAGCCCCAGATCGAGAAGGCGCCGATCTCCAGCTCGCGATCGTGGTCGAAAATCTCTTCCGACCAGCGATAGCGATTGGCGCTGTCCGTGTTGGCCTTGCCGTAGCCGATCGCCGCCGACTGCGCGCCGAGCAACACCGCACGGCGCACGGTCGTGATAGCCACGCCCGTGGAGCTGTTGACGCCCTGCGTGATATCCTGAGACTGGCGCAGAATGACGTTGTTCCACTCGCCGAGCGCGCCCGTGTAAATCGGGTTGCCCGTGAGCTGGCCGCCGGCGATCGCCTGCTTCTGAATATCCTGCCAGCCGCCCGACGTGGCATTCGTGCGCAGGCTGGTCACCTGAGCAACGTCGAGATACATGACATACTTGGGCTGCCCGCCGACCATGATGGGCCGCACAATATTGCTGCCGGTGGCAGCGATTTCCTTGGCCTTGTCAATCAGTGACACGGTAAACGTGTCCGAGCTGCCAAGGCCCTGGTCGTTGGTCGCCGAGCCGGCGAAAATCTTGCGGGTGGAACTCGGCGCAACCACCGTGTTCATGCCGCAGAAAATACTGCCGCTGGTGGCGCTTTCCGTGTTGGCCGGCGTGTAGCCGCACCAGTGATTATGGATCGAGATAGACTTGCGATCTTTCCACCAATCGGCAAGGGCGTCTTTGGCCTCCTCGCGCAGATTGAACGGCACGCGCTGCGCATCAATCGTGGTCTTATTCTTGACGCCCACGACGTGGCCGAGCTCATTGATCAGCAGGCTGTCGGAGTAGAACGACAGGCCCTCGCCGTTGCCCTGCGCGCGCTGGCCCTCGGTGACACCACGGCCCGTGAGGCGGATGCGGATATTGTAGGTCACCTGGTCGCCAGGCCCTTTGGCGAGGTCGGTCTTTTCCTGAATGATCGAATTCTGATCTTCGCCGACCAGCTTCTGAATATCGAGCGTGTCACGCTCAGCTTGGGAGACAACTTTGCTCCACAATTTCACGGCGTTTGTATCGTTCACGGCAAACGAAGTGGTTGACATAAAAGCCCCCTGGCGTTGGTTTCGGTGCGTTTTTGCTGATGCCGCGATGTCGCTCGGGCGGGCAGAAACGGACGCCTATGGCCAGGCACCGGGTGGGGCAGCCCCTTTACGGCGGGCTCTACCGAAACGCTGCCCTATAATGCGTGGGGCTGCGGGATATTCACGGCCGCAAGTGATTTGCGGCGATACTCAGGCAATCTAGCTCCCATCTAGATGTCAACGCACTTTAACCATTATCTAGACGCCATCTAGATTGCGTGGCTTTTGAGACTCACTCCCCGAGCAGCCACAGTGCAACGCGGATCGCCACGAACAGCACCGCCACCGTCAACACGCCGGCGCCGATCCCCATGGCGATCTCGCCCGCCGTCTTTACCGCCTGCTTCATTGCCTCGGCTCCACCAGGTTGTGCCAATGCTCCACCGGCGCCGGCGCTGGCCTGGTGCGATTGCTCGCCTCCAGGCCCGCCAACATGCCTTGCATGTAGCTGTGCCGCAGCACGTCGCGCAGGTAGTTTTCCCGCTTTACCGGGTCCGACACGTGCCCCAGCACCAACAGCGCATGCACGGCATCAGCCCCACATGCGCGATCCGCCAGCCATTGCACGTTGTCGCTTGTCATCAGCCGAGCCCCGTTTGCTGCCGCCAGGTTTCGCGGCCCTTCTCAGCAATAAACTTGCTTCGAAACGCTTCGAATTCCTTTTGCTCCATCGCGACCAGCTTTTGCACAAGTTCCGCACCCGAGGCAGCCGCCGGGGCCGGCGTCGTGCCGCCACCCGTGAGCGATGCCGTGGCACGCTGGCCGGCGTTGATTTGTGCAATCTTGCGATCGGCGGTCGCGGCCTGCGCCTGGCCACCAGGCTGCGCCCCTGGTGCCGCTGGCGTGTAGCCGAACGTCTTGGCGTAGTCATACAGCAGCTGCGATGGGCTGATGCCGCGCTGAAAGGCCAGCGCCACCGCCTGGTTTTCCTCATCCTGCAGCCGCTGCTGCACCTGGTCAGGCGGTAGCCCCATCAGCTCTAGCTGCCGGGCGCGCGTCTGCGCCAGGTGCGAATAGGCCGCCGGAAAATCCGGGGTTTTCGCCACGAATTGCACCGCGTCTTGCTGGAACTTCGACAGCATCTGCTGCTTGGCTTCGATCGCCTCGCGCTGCTGCTTCTGCGCCTGCGTTTCCTGCACCATGCCCTGCACCGTCTGCGACAGGTGCTCGAACGCCGCGAAAATATCCTCCTCGGGCTTCGGGGGTGCCACCGGCGCGGCGGGCGCTGCAGGGGCTGCAGCCGCCGCCGGCGCGGCTTTCTCGTGCTTGCGTAGCGCCTCAATCAGCGCCGGCACGTCCACACCACCCTGCAGCAGCGAGCCCACGCGCTGCTCCAGCGTTTCCATGCGCTGCGATACCTGCGCCACTTGCTCGGTGGCGGCTTTCGCCTTGCCTTTGACGCGCAGGAACGCCTCGCGCTTTACAAAGCGGCCATTCGCATCCCGCTGCACGTTGCCGGCGGGCTCAAAGTCCGCTTCATCGTCCTCGGGCTCGGCCGCCGGCTCGCCAGGCGCTGCGCCTGCCGCAGCCGGTGGCGGCTCTTTCGGCGGCTCGGGATCACCCGAAAACGCCGTCATGTCCGTACCGCGCGAGCTGATATAAGCCCGCTCGGCATCGCTTAGCGTCGTGTTCATATCCATCGCCGGCACGTCGCCAGCGGTGCCATCGGCCGGCGCATAGAGCGCCAGCGCAAACCAGTTTTTCAGCATGTTCTACCCTCGTGTTGTTTAGATCGGCGCGCCAGGTACCCCTGGCCCACCAGGCCCTGGCATCATTGCGCCAGGCGCCGGCCCCGGTGCCGGCATTCCAAAGGGCCCGGCCTCGCCCGGCTCGGCCAACTCGGGCATACTCCCCATATCGATCGGGCCACCCGGCAGCGGCAACTGCGCCGCCGGCCCCGGCAGCTGCGCCGGCCCGATCACGTCATTTGGGTTCATCAGATCACTGTCGGCATCCGGCGACGCCAGCTGCTGCGCAATCTGCATCTGGCCCGCAGACACCATGCCGGGCGCCATCACGCCCACCGCCTGCGCCAGGTCCATGAGCGCCCCGGCGCGGCTTGCCTCGGCCGCCGCGCGCGCCTGGTCTGCGCCGGCTTCGGTCTTTTCCGTCTCCGCCCGCAGCTTTTTGAGCTGCGCCACGCCGGTTTCCAGCTCCAGCTGCTTCTGGTGCTCGATCATCGGCGCATCGGGGTTGGGCCGCTGCGCGATTTGCTTGAGTGCGTCAGTCAGCTTCGCCGGGATGCCGGGCACATAGTCCAGCAACAGCGTCACCACCTCTGGTGTGAGCATGTCTTTGAGGGCGATCAGCAACGGCTGCAGCGCCGCCCACACCCGTTCTTTGCTGTGCGGCGATTGCGGCGCGTCGGCCACGTCCACCTCATAGCGCCCCACCACGTGGTCGCGCTTGATCGCCATCGCCACCATTTGCCCGTCTTTGCCGGCAATGGCGAGAATGCGCGGCATGTCATCCGTGAGATATTCTTGGATGTAATAGAGGCGCGTTTTCGCGTTCTCCATGCGGAACAGCGATAGGCTGTCAAACAGCGTGGCCATGATGGTCAGGGCCGATTGCTTGCGCTGCGCCTCCAGAATGCCCGGCTGATCGCGATCGGCGAGCCCCATGAATTCCAGGTTCACGCCCAACGTGTCGGCGAACGCATCTTGGCTGATCTTCAGTAGCGGCAGCACACCGTTCGTGAGGCCGGCGCCAGGCTTGGCCATGATCTTCTGGCCACTGATCGCGCCCTTGGCGGTTTCGGTAATCTGGTCGCTTTTGGCGTAGGTGCGCCGCGCCTCGCCAATATCGGAAAACGCGCCTTCCTCGGCGAGGATGCCACCCTTGGCCGTGCTGTTGACGATATGCATGAGCTGCGAAAAGAACTTATTCGACCACTGCTGCGGATCGCGCAGCACGCGAACGGCGCCATACCACGTGCCCGCCGTATCATCGGGCTCGTAGGTCATGGCGTGCAGCGTGAACCCGTTCGCCTGCGGCGCCGGGCCCACCTCAAGGATGGTGTTACCCAGGAAAGCCTGCCAAAAGCGCTTGCGGCGCAGCGGCTTTTCCGTGTGCGGCGGCAGCTCTAGCCCTTCGTTCTTGGCCCGCAGCGCCACTTGCTGCCATTCGTCCTCGGACACGTCCACGGGCTCGGCGTTAGGGTCCGCGTTCGCCGGGTCCTTCACCTTGCGATAAAGCTCATGCTCCCACCACTGGATCTGAACAATAAACACCTCGGCTTTCGGGTCGTGGTTTTCACTGACACCACCAAGGCGCGCCTCTTTCTCAGTCTGCGTTTTCACGCTGCCTTTGAGGCCGCTCTCAATCTGCGACGCCCACGACGCATTCAGGTCGGAGACGTCGACGTTGGGGAACTTCTCACGCGCTTCGGCGAGCGTGTATTTCTTGACGCGGCCAATGCGCCGGCGATCGGACAAGTTTTGCTCGCGCGCGTTCTTGTCCCAGAACATTTCGAGCGGCGGGATGCGGTTTTCCACGTAGGCGCCGCGCGGGTCGTCGTCATACTCCACCAGGCTTTCGCTGAAGCCCATGCCGCAGATAAAGCAGTCGCGGAACACGCGGCTTTGCTTGCGCGCACTGCCGCTGGTGCGGCTCATCCACTCGGAAAACCCAGATAGGAATTCGTTGGCCTTGACCGGGCCCGGCTCGGTTGGATCGGTCGGAATGAACGTGGCTTCCTGGCGGTTATTCACCTCCAGGCCGTTGACCGCACGCACGAACTTTAGCGTGCGATTGAACGTCACCACCGGCCGATTATTTTCCTTGAGCGCCGCGCGGTCCTCGGTTGACCACTGGCCCGGCCCCGCCGTGAAAGCGAAGTCATTGTGCGCGTCTTTGCGCCACTGCGCGCTATGGTCGAGGTCCGCTTCCGCCCACTCGCGCAGCACGTTGAATTGCGCTTGCGGCTTCTGTTTGCTGACGGGTGCGCCGGTATCCTTGGCGTCGGGTGAATTCGCGGGTTCGCTGCCTTGCGGCGCGTTCTGTTGCATAGCCGGGACCCTCATTGCAATCGCTCATGTGCTCCAGCATGCCCGGCCGCACATGGGCCAAAGCAGGCGGAATGCACGCGCACGCACGAACGCAACGGCACATGGCCTTTCGCGGGGTCCCGGTCCCGCGATGCCAGAAAAATCCGTCCCCTTTGCACTTCGGGCAATGGAAACGGCCACGCATATCGCTACTTCCCGGCAGCGTCAGACTTCAGGTGATGCACCGTCGCGGCGCCGCATTTGGTCGCCGCCTTGGTCAACTCCACCTGCAAACGGTCGTCTTCCTCGGCCAACGCCAGGCCGAGCTTGTAACAGGCCATGGCGTACTCTTTCACCGGCGAGGCATCGCCCATATGGCGCGCTAGCTCCCGATATTTGGCCGTCATCTGCTGCATGCCCCACAAGGCCGCCGCCTGCGGATCGAGCTTGTGCACGTCCAGCTGCACGATCGCGGCCAACGCCTGCGGCGCCAGCGGTTTCGTGCGGGGCCCGCGCAACGTGCGGCTTTCATCAAAGCCGCTGGCGTTGATCTTGGCCCCTGCAGCATTGGGCAGCTTCACTTGCGGAAACTTCATGGCTCGGCCTCGAATTGGTGGGCGGATTAGGCGCCGCCCTCGCCGTTGCTAGTCCGTGTCGGGGCTGTTTCAGCAGCCCTTCTTACCCTTCGGCTTGTTCGTGGGTTTCGGTGGTGCGGGCTTCGGTTTTGCCATGGTCTTTGCCTCCATTGGGCCCCGTTTCAACGCCATCCGCTGCATTCCAAAGCAGGGGCCCATCTACCTCGGGCGCTGCGGATAGTCCGGCGATGTCGATATCAAGCGACAGCAGCTCAAACGTGCGAAAGCCGCCGCCCACGGCGCCCCACGGCCGCACGTAGGCCACCACCAGGTCGCCGTTGCAGCAGCTGTCGAGTGTCGCCATCTGCACCGGGTCCAGCGCGCCGTCCGTGTAGCCGGCGCGCAGGTGCACGACGTGGCCGCGCACGTCGACGTCCAACACGCTGCCGGCGCTGCGGCCAATCACGCGGCCCTGGATGGTCATGCGCTTGTCGGCGAGCGGGGTGCGCGCGTAGCGCGATTTTGTCCTTACCGACATCAGTAGCGCAGCCCCACAATGTCGGCCGCGGTGCTGCCGGTCGATTTGAATTGCTTCAGTTTGATCGGATAGACCGTGCCGGCGAGTAGCCCCTTGAGCGTCACCGCGTTGTCGTTGAGGTCGACGGCCGCCAGGTTGCCGGCCGTGCCCACGAAAAACGCGTCGTAAATAATCGCTTGGTCGCTATCGGCGAGCGTGATCGCGTTCGCCTTTTCGAAGCTGCCGAGATCGAATTCCGTACCCTTAGCCATGTCTGTGCCCTTTCCTGGTCGCTGCTTAGAGATCGATGCGCTTGGGTTTGAACACGGCGCGATTGGCCCACACGAACGCTTCCTGCAGCAAGGTGCGGGCCAGCGCCAGGCTGGGCGGGTCCGGCTCAAGGCGCACGTCGGCGCCGAGCTGATCGAATTGCCGAAGACATTGCTCCTCCAGCACCTTATTCGCGTCGACAGCATCGGTGGCCGTGCTCGATTGCGGCGTGTAACCCTTAACGGGCAGAGGCTGGTGCAGCTCGCCGCCGCTATAGCGCACCTGCGGTTGATCTTCCCGCGTGTAGCCTTCTTCGAAAGCCTCGCTCGGGCTCCAGCTCTCAAAGCCATCGGCATATCGAACAAAGTAGCCATAATCCGGCGGTGTCACCGCCTCGCGCACGCTCTGTGGCACGCGGTTTTCCCATTCATCGGACGCAGAGAACGCCGTATATCCCGCATCGGCTGGCATAATCCACACACGCCCCGTCCCGCCCTCGCGTTCCCATTTTGCGATTTTCAGGGCCGACACCACCTTGTGGCTGCGATACTTGGGCAGTTCCGTTGATTGCGCCGTGTGTTCCATTGCTTCCTCTTTTTGCCGGTGCACCGCTGTCGCGATGCAATTGGGGTGATGCCAGCCCAGCGGCACCTTCGTGCGGTTGTCGTCCGCCATGAACGCATGCACGCACGTGCACTCATCGCCCAGAGCGGCCCGCGTGACTATCACCGCATCGCGGATTTCCGCCTTCACTACGTAGTCGCTCGCCTGTCTCCAGCTATCCGCAGCCACCAGCACCATATGCAGTGTGCCGCGCCTCGGGGTGCGCGCTTGACCACGGATAAGCCATTTGCCTATCGGCTTGTCGTCCCTAGGGCTAGGGCCGCTCATTCCGCCATCCATGAACTCGCCCCGCCTCCAGCGCGCCGGCGGCGGCTGTGCCCCATCGCTTCCTCGCGATAGTACACACCCGCACCCATCGTCATCACGAACGCGTCGGCCAGGTCGCTTGACTTGCCGAGGCGCTTCTTAAATTCGTCTTTCGGCTCCACCACTCGCTTGCCGGCCGCCGTAAAATCGAACATTGGCGTGGCCAGCTCGCCGATCAGCTCTTGCACAAGCGCGTTTTCGTCTGGCGTGGGGAACGTCGGTATTGCCACCGTGCCCGACGCAAACCAATCACGCGCGAGAAACCACAACTCATCGCGTAGGCGCGCGTCAATAGCGCTTGCGAGCGGCGATGTTGCCACATTACAGGCCCGCATCAGACGCTGCGTCTCGTGTCCAGGCGCCGCCAGGATATCGAACACACCCGACCCATTGCCGATCACGTCTACCCAGATTTCCCTTGGTTTTAGGTGGTTTGGCGTCTGCCGGTACTCTTGCTCGATCAGCGCCGCAAGCTGCACGTTGCTCTTGTTTTTCCAGACTTTGGGCGCCGCTATCAGAGTGTTGCCCTGACGCTTCACCAGGCAACTTCTATCATCACCAAACCTCGCGACGTCCAATCCCCACACCGGCCACACCGGCGTTGCGGCCACCTCGCGGTTGCGCGCGCTCTCAATCGTGTGAAGCGGAATGACGGTTTCGTCGTCTGTGGTGGGGAACTCGCCCAACACGCGCACCCGATATTTGTTGCTTTCCTTGCCGTAGCTCGCGGCGAACTCGCGCACGCTGTCTTGTGCGTGCGGCACCGTCTCGGCGTTGATCACCCAACAGCGCCACAAGTGCCGCAGTTCGTTATGCGTCTTGAAAAAGAAACCGTTGGCCCGTGTCGGGTTGCTGAATAGCGCCGCCATGGCGCCGGCCGTCGACAGCGAACCTTGCGCCACCTCGAACACGACGTCAGGGATGCCCGAGGCTTCGTCAACGATATAAAGCACGTTGCGCGCGTGGATGCCCTGCATCGCCTCGGGGCGATCCTTGCTCGCCGTGCGGCGCACTAGGAAGGACATGCCCGGCGCCGCCTTGACGAATATCCTCTCTTCCTCGATCGCGATTTGCTCTTTCAACTCGTCGGGCAGCAGTCGATGCCATTTCTTGATTTCCGGCCAATTGTTATCCCGCAGCTGGTCCTGGCTGTTGGCCGTCAACACGGCCTTCGCATCGTAAAACGTCGATACGAACCACAGCGCCAGGATGGCAATCGTGGCACCCTTGCCGACGCCGTGCCCCGAGCGCACGCTATGGCGCGGGCTTTCCTTAAACGCCTTCAGAAATGCCGTCTGCCACTCGGCGAGCTGTGGCGCGTCATCGGGGTTTGGCACCCCATAGGGCAGGATGCCGAGCACTTCGGTTGCAAACACGAACGGGCAGCGCTCATTGATCGAACGCCGCCAGCCTTCCGCCCAATTCGCTGTGCCTGCCAATGCTTACTGCTGCCGGGCTCGCCGCCGGCGTCGGACGCTTACTGTCTGGTTTCGGTACCGGGCACTGTATGCTTGTCCAGATCGCGCGCCGCCTCGGCGCTAATTTGGGGAATTATATAGTTCACTCCCCTTCCTCACGTTTCGCCTTCCTTTCCGCCTTTTTGATTTGGTCCCGCATTTTGG